TTTTTGCTAACAGCGCCAATCCCAGCGGGATTTTGGAACACGCGAAAACTCTCGAACACAAAGACGCAATCAGGGAAACATGGGAGAGTCTGTACCGAGGCGGTTCCAGAGCGCGCGGTTTGGCTATTTTGGAGGAAGGGCTGACGTTTAAGACCATATCCGTCCCTCCGGAAGATGCTCAGTTTCTCCAGACCCGCAGGTTTCAGGTGGAGGAGATTTGCCGCATTTTCAATGTTCCTCCACACATCATCTTCGACATGGAAAGGTCAACTTTCAATAATGTCGAGCATATGTCCCTGGGGTTTGTCCTCTACAGCCTGAATCCGTGGGTTTCCCGCCTGGAGCAGTCGTTTAATCAGGCGCTGCTGCTGCCGTCCGAGAAACCGGAATACTTCACAAATCTTAACGTTGACGGGCTATTGCGGGGGAATTACGAGGCCAGGATGAAAGGTTACTCCGTCGGGCGTCAGAACGGCTGGCTCTCAGCCAACGATATCCGGAAGCTGGAAAACATGAACCCGATTCCCGCCGAACGCGGCGGCGACAAGTATCTCATAAACGGGAACATGTGCGATTTAGAAAACGCCGGGCTTTTCGCGAAGGTGAACATGGCGAGTCTGCTTTTGAAAGAACTCGGTAATATACAAAATGTCGGCAAGGATAATGGTGTAAAAGTTGCTGACAGCGGCGCGGAAGGTACTAAAGCAACTGACATAAATCCGTATGCCGGTCAGGATATCGACCCAAAAGATGTCCTAATGGTGCTTGCCAGAAAGATTTTGGATACATTCGGCAATTGACACAGGGGGACGATGCATGAACAGGTTCTGGAATTTAACGACAAACCCTGACGGTGAGCGGGTTTTGCGTCTCGACGGGCCTCTGGCCGAGGAAACCTGGTGGGGCGACGAGGTTACCCCGAAAGCCTTTAAAGATGAGCTTTTCGGCGGCGTCGGCAATGTTTCCGTCTGGATAAATTCCATCGGCGGCGATGTGTTCGCTGGGGCGCAAATCTACAACGCCTTAAAAGAGTATTCCACCACCGGCAAGGGCAAGGTGACGGTCAAAGTCGACGCAATCGCGGCGTCGGCGTCATCCGTCGTGGCGATGGCGGGTGATAAGGTGCTGATGTCGCCCGTTTCTTGGCTGTTTATCCATAACCCGTCCACAATGGCAATCGGTGACGGCGCGGAAATGCTGCGCGTCAAGGCCATGCTTGATGAGATAAAAGAGTCAATAATTAACGTTTATGAGAGAAAGTCACACCAGACGCGGGCCCAAATATCCGAATTAATGGATCAGGAAAAGTGGATCAACGCGAACGAGGCGGTGGATTACGGCTTCGCGGACGGTATACTTTACGACGAGGGCACACAATTCCGCGTGATGAACTCCTTGCTGCGCCGAATCACCGAAAAACCGCCATCAACGGTACTTAATCAGACACAGAACCAGCTAATACGCGGTACCCCTTATGTTGAACTTCAGCAGCGGCAAAAAAGAATACAAAAATTTATGGAGGCAGGAATTTATGACCAACACCTTTGAACTGCGCAAGACCCGCACACAAAAGTGGGACGGCGCGAAAGCGTTTCTTGAAAGCAAGCGCGGCCCTGACGGTTCTGTGTCGGACGAGGACTATAAATCTTACGAGAAAATGGAAGCCGAGGTACTGGCGCTTGGCAGGGATATCGAGACTTTGGAGCGGCAGTACGCCATTGACCGCGAACTCGCCGGAGCTATCGAAGAGCATGTCAAAACCGTGCCGTCCCCCGAATTGGAAAACACACCCGTGACCGGGCGGGCGACCGCTGAATACAGGCGGTCGTTCCTGATGGCCATGCGGAAGGAGAAGGTCGATCTCGACAGGAGCGTGCTGAACGCCCTTTCTATCGGCACGGACACCGAGGGCGGTTATCTTGTCCCGGATGAGTTCGAGCGCACGCTCGTGGCCGCGCTGGAAGAGAACGATATCATGCGCACTCTGGCGCGGGTTATCACGACCACGAACGGCACTTTGCAAATCCCCCTCGTGGCCACTCGCGGCACGGCCAGCTGGGTGGAAGAGGCGGCCTTGATTCCCGAGAGCGACAGCAGTTTCGCTCAAACGTCACTGAATGCGTATAAACTGGCTACGCTCATAAAAGTTTCGCGGGAACTGCTGGAGGATTCGGCGTTTTCCATTGAAGCTTTCCTCGCCGACGACTTCGGTAAGCGGCTGGGCGCGTTAGAGGAGGAAGCCTTTTTTGTAGGTGACGGCGTGAAAAAGCCCACCGGAATCCTCATGGACGCGCAGATCGGCCACACCGCCGCAAGCGCGGACGGAATCAGCTTTGACGACGTTATCAAGCTGTATTACTCGCTTCGCTCTCCGTACAGGAACAAGGCGGTGTTCGCGGCCAATGAGAAGACTGTAATGAAACTTCGGATGCTGAAAGGAACTGACGGGCAGTACATATGGCAGCCGTCCGTGACGCTGGGAGCGCCGGATATGCTCCTCGGGAGGCCCGTATATGTCTCCAGCTATATCCCGGAGATGGCGGCGGACGCGAAAGTCCTTATTTTCGGGGATTTCACATATTACTGGATCGGCGACCGGCGCGGGCGCACTTTCGAGCGGCTGAACGAGTTATTTGCCCTTACCGACCAAGTCGGGTTCAAGGCCACCCAGCGCGTGGACGGGAAACTGATCCTGCCCGAAGCGGTGAAAGTCATGCAAATGGGCGGCGGGGGAGACTGAGATGGCCAGACGCAAAGCGGCGGACAATATGGCGAAAATGGATCTTCTGGATAAAGTAAGGGCCAACCTGATCCTCACTCATAACGCCGACGACGCCCTGCTGCGTTCGTTTATTACGGCGGCGGTGTCGTATGCCGAGAAATTCCAGCACCTGGACGAAGGCACCTACGCCGACAAACCCATGCCGCCGACCACCGAACAGGCCGTGATTGTTTTAGCTTCGCATTTTTACGAATCCCGCGACGGCTCTACTGCCGGGTATTTCGGTGATAACATCCAAGCCGGTCAGCAGGTCTGGGACACAGTCAACAACCTTCTGCGGCTTGACCGGCAGTGGAAGTTTTAGGAGGTGGTGTCGTGAGCTTTGGGAGAATGACTGAATTTATCGACATTATCGAAACCGTCAAAGTCAAAGACGCCGAGGGGTTCTCCGTTATGCCCGTTGAAAAAGTTATACTTTCAACCCGCGCGTATTTTGAACAGCAACGCGGCACGAAAGTCTGGGCAAACCGGGCGGCGTTCTCCACAGCCACCGCCATGTTCACTTTCCGCGCTGACCCGACAGTGAAGATCACTCCGTCGTACAGCATCAAGCATCGCGGCGATGTTTACAGAATTTTGAGCGTCCGCGACGCGGGCGGGCGCGGGATGTATGTTGAGATTTTAGCGGATAAAATCTCCGCTGTCAAAGGGGGCTGACTGTGGCGACTTTTGAATTTTCGCTCCCGGAGAATTTTTTGGAGAAGATCGCTGCGTTGGGCGACCAGACCGACGCCATTGTTTCCAGAGTGCTGGACGCCGGGGGCGAGGTCGCGTTGGACGCCGTCCGATCCAGCCTGAAAGATTCCATCGGGCGCGGGAACAAAACGGATTCCCGGTCAACAGGCGAGCTTGTCGCGGCTTTGGGCGTCTCTAAGGCCAGAATCGACCGGGACGGGAACGCCAACGTGAAAGTGGGCTTTAAGGAACCGCGCTCCGGCGGCAAAAGCAATGCTATGGTAGCCAATACCCTCGAATACGGCAAGCACGGACAGCCGCCGCGCCCGTTTCTAAAACCCGCCAAATCCGCTGTCAGAGCCAGAGTCATTGAAAGGATGAAGAAAAAGCTCGACGAGGAGATATCGAATTTATGACTAACGTAAACATATTCTCTGATCTTAACACGTTGCTATCCGAGCACGCTCCCGTTGAAACCGGCGTGTTCAGCGGAGAAGCTCCCGACAAGTATTTCGTCGTAACTCCGCTTACGGACACTTTCGAGCTTTTTGGTGACAACGAGCCCGAATTCGAAATTCAGGAAGCGCGGGTATCCATTTTTTCAAAGAACAGCTATCTGAAACTGAAAGACAGCATCGTCAGAGCGTTGCTGGCGGATGGGTTCTCGATCCCCGAACGCAGGTACATCGGGCGCGAAGACGATACCGGGTATTTTCATTATGTGTTGGATGTCGCGAAACTCTTTCCTTTGGAGGAACCGATATGGCTACAATAGGCATGGATATGCTGTATTACGCTAAGATAACCGAAGGTACAAACGGCGAGGAGACATACGGCCCTCCGATCCGGCTGGCCCGTGCGATCAGGGCGGATCTCGCCATAGAATTCGCTGAAGCGAAGCTTTACGCCGATGACGGCGCTGTTTACGTCATAAAAGACTTCAAATCAGGCACTCTGACGCTGGGCGTGGACGATATCGGCGTGACTGCGGCCCAGGATTTGACCGGCGCGGTGGTCGACGACAACGGCGTACTCGTGTCTATGAGCGAGAGCGACGGAGCTCCAGTTGCTATCGGCTTCCGTGCGCTTAAACCAAACGGGAAGTACCGCTATTTCTGGCTTTACCGCGTGAAATTCGGGACTCCGGCCACAAATTTGCAGACAAAGGGCGATACTATCACTTTTCAAACGCCGACTATCGAAGGCATTGTGATCCGGCGCAGCAAGCCGGACGACAAAGGGCGGCATCCCTGGAAAGTGGAGGTTACAGAAGGCGATGACGGCGTCAGCGCGTCTGTAATATCGGGTTGGTACACGACCGTTTATGAGCCGGTTTTCGCGGCGGAGCCCGCTAAAGTAGAAATCACCGCTGATCAAAACGATGGGGCAGAACCGGAAATCGCGCCTGATATTGACAATCCGGGAGGCGGGGCGTAATGGACGAATTTATAGACGACCGCAGCACTGTTATTTCCATCGGTGGTGTTGAATATAAACTGGTTTTGACCACTAAAGCGACCAAAGCAATCGCGGCCCGCTACGGCGGTTTGGAAAATCTCGGCGAAAAGCTCATGAAATCGGAGAATTTCGAGCTTGCCCTGGATGAGATCGTTTGGCTGATAACATTACTGGCCAATCAATCCGTCCTTATATACAACCTCGGCCACAAAGACGCGCCGAAGCCGCTGTTGACCGAAGATGAGGTTGAACTGCTCACTTCGCCGCTGGATTTGGCCGGTTATAAAAACGCTATAACAGAAGCGATGTTCAAGGGAACCGCCCGGAACGTGGTCAGCGAGGGTGACGCTTCAAAAAATACGCTGGGCGCGTGAATGATGCTGAATTATTTACGCGCCTGTTTTATTTCGGGACTGCCCATTTGCACATGTCAGCGGATGAATTCTGGCTGACGCCGCTGGGCGCGTTCCTCGATCTCTGGACGTGTCATAAGCAGTGGCTCGGGATCGAGAAGCCACATGTGGAGCGGTCTGTGGACGATATTATCCCGCTGGATTGTTTTTAGTGATGAGTTCCTACTATAAAAATGTGCTTGTCTGCACGGTGAAAGGGGGCTGGCGCTTTGGCTTCGGATTTCGGCCTACGCATAGGCATCGACGGCGAACGCGACTTCAAGAAGGCGTTAGCCGACATAAATCAGTCTTTCAAAGTCCTCGGCAGCGAAATGGCCCTGGTCACCTCGCAGTTTGACAAGAACGATTCGTCCGTTAAAGCGCTGACTTCCAGAAACGAAGTCCTGAACCGCGAGATCGAAACACAGAAGGATAAAATCTCCACGCTCCGATCCGCTTTGGAAAACGCCGCCACTTCATTTGGCGAAAACGACAAGCGCACGCAAAACTGGCAAATCCAGCTTAATAAAGCTCAAGCCGAGCTTAATGGCATGGAGCGCGAGCTATCTGACAATAACAAAGCTCTTAACGCCGAGTCCAAGGCCCTGGATGAAACCGGCAAGGGCATGAACGACATGGGCAAGGAGACCAAGAGCCTCGGCGGAGAGATGGAGGAAACCGGCAAGAAAACCTCCGTCTTTGGTGACGTCCTCAAAGCCAGCCTTGCCGCCGACGCTATCAAGGCGGGGCTGTCCGCTCTTGTCGATATGGTCAAGGCTGTGGGAACGGCGGTCAAGGACTACGTTTCCGAAGGCTCCCAAATGGCCGCTGACGCCGCTGAAAATCAAATGAAGCTCACAACCGTCATGCGGAACATGATGGATGCCACGGACGAAGAGATACAGAGCATCATAGATCTGACGAAGGCCCAGGAACAGCTTGGAGTCATTTCATCGGCGGTACAGGTGGCTGGGGCGCAGGAACTGGGTACCTATCTGGAGAAAAAGTCCTCACTTGAGGCCATTATTCCCGTCATGAACGACATGATCGCCCAGCAGTACGGCGTGAACGCTTCCCAGGAAAACGCCGTCGGGATCGCTACGATGCTCGGCAAAGTCATGAACGGTCAGGTTGGAGCGTTGTCAAGGTACGGGTACACCTTTGATGAAGCGCAGGCCCAAATATTGAAGTTTGGTACAGAATCGGAGCGGGCGGCTGTATTAGCTGATGTTGTCAGAGAATCCGTCGGCGGCATGAATGAGGCCCTTGCCCAGACCGACGCCGGAAAAATGACCAGCCTGAACAATGTTCTGGATAACACCAAGATCAGCGTCGGAGCGATGGCCAACGAGTTCAAGGCCCAGGTAATGGGACAGATAGCTCTTTGGATCATTACAACACAATAATATCAGACATGCTTACAAATGGTGAACTCGTAAAAGATATTTATGCGCACTTGGTTGAATTAGGGTTTACAGGCGGATATAGTACGCTTGCGAAATATTGCGCCAAACGTTTTGGCGGCGGGAATACAAGAACCCGTTCCCCTGTTGATTGCTTACATCATGTTGGGCGAAAGGACGTTATTGGGGTTGTCTGGTCCGACAACCTAATGGATACATACGATAAACAGTACATATTCACAATACATCCTGAATTGATGGAGATAAAAAGCATGGTTTATGATTTTAGGAAAGCCATGTTTGCCAAAGATTCTTCATTGATAGAATCATGGAGCAATAACGCAGTTAAATCCACTATTACACCTATTGTATCGTTTGCTAACGGGATATTACGTGATATTGAGCCGGTATTGAATTCTATTCGGTATACAGCAAATAACGCTTTCTTGGAAGGCAATGTAAATAAGCTGAAGTCCATTAAGCGAACAATGTTTGGTAGAGCCGGTTATGATTTACTCAAAGCAAAGGTTCTCAATTTGCGTTGTTTCTATTGATTTATGCGATCCTGCGGATGAACCCGGTTTCAGCGATAATATGCAATATAACTCATGAGTTAAAAGTTAAATCATCAAGTTAAACAACATCCTTATAGAGGAAATCAACAGAACGCCGCAAAGGCAGAATAAAGTTGAACAAAGGCAGGTCAACACAAGGCAAGCAAATGTGGAAATC